TTGGCATTTAGGTCTCCTATGCGGTTTGCTCGTAGCGGACGCTCAAGCGTATATCTGAAACTAACAGGGTAGTAGTTCCTACTTCGGTTACCGAAGGTCTTTCGACTATTGATAACTCATACTTGGAAGCATTTAGTGCTCCAAGAATACTAATGACCATTTGCTCTAAGTTATCTAAAGCAGCGGCATTGCTGAAATACGCAACGCAAGCAGTTATGGTGTAATTTAATTTAACGCGAGTTGTGGATTTGCCTAAGACTTCAAGCTCCATATAGGGCGAGTCTGGAATGACAATAATTGCTGGAACAATAGGTGCTTCTGGAACTGAGTCATAAATGTTAGCGGTGCAGCCAGCCAAAGCGGTTTTAAGTTGTCCTCTAACATCTGTTGCAATTGTGCTAGGCATTATCCAACCATCGTCTCTACATCAAGGTATGGCCCAAGTAAGCCAGTTACCTTGGCAAGTAAATTCTTAGATAGGCGGTAAGGCGTAACTGCAAAATCTACGCCTTCTATTGATCCACCAGCTGCGGTTCTTGCTTGGAAGATTTCTACTGAAATAGTAAGAACTGCTGCCTCAACATTGGGATTAGCAACATAGGTTGAAGCACCGGTCAGAGTTGCTTTGCCAGCAGGGATTACATTAAATTCTATTACATCTGCGCCAACTAATGCGACTGTAAATTCTAGGTTTAGATTGCCAATATTAAAGTTGGCTGGGTTAGTAAAATTAGGGAACTCAAAGTAAAAGTCTGGGCCAATATCGGTAATTGTGTGAGTTCCGTTGAAGGTGTTATTTACGCCAGTGATAACTACTGACTGACCTACGCTAAAAGGGTGCTCTCCCTGTGTAGTAAATACGACTACATCATCGGAACGCTCGACCTTAGCAATCGGAGCTGAATAACTGACTAGCATTGGAAGCACTAGGTTTTCAGCTGCATCACATATGTCATTGAGATAAGCATCGTTATACAGGGATGACGAAACGCCAAGAATCGTCCTAAGCTCTGTGGCCGTAACTATTGTTGGCATCTCGTCATCCTTTCAAGCAGTTAGGTGAGCGGCCAGCTCGGGAGCGGACTGGCCGTCACTATTAGGGTTTTATCAGCTCTTGTTGAACCAGTTAGCTGAAGCGCCAACCTTGGTTGCAAGTGCGCCATAGCCATAGTAAGCAACTTCAATCTGACCATTTAGTGCAACATTGGTCTGGAGACGGAAGCGGCTTGATTCATACCAAGTGTAACCTTCTGGATTTAGAACTACCATTGAATAATCTCCAAGGCCAGTTCCACCAGTTCCATTCATTGCGCGATCTACATAAAGATCAAGACCTAACACATTTCCGCGGATGCTTTGTGGGGATACTACTCCACCAGCGTTTTGTGGTTGTGACGCAGTATAGATAGGGCGTCCAGCATCGTTATAGGACATAATCTTGGCCCATTGCTCAGCACTCACTACTAAGTTGCGAGCAAAGCCAAGTGATGCTTTATAAACTGCAGCAGCACCTGTTGATACGAAGGTTAGCAAACCATCTTTATCTTCTGTGGTTGCTGTTGCATTTAGAGTTCCGTTGTTAGCAATTTCGCCACTTACGAAAGCATTGGTGGCTTTTGCATAAGCAAATTCCATCTGGCGAACTAGCTCATCGAAGAATACTGGTGAGCTGCGGTCTAATAATTCTACGGAGAAGGTTTGACCGCCCGCATACTTATTAACATTTACAGAAATAAAGCTATTTGTAAGGCCATCTTCTGCTATAGGTTGCGCTTCATTCACATCTGCAACTGTTGGAACTGCTGTGATTTTAGGAATTTCAAAAGTCATACCAGCATCTGGTAGAACTCCGCGAGAAATTGCATCAATTGTTGGACGATCAGCATTTGAGAGAGGATTTACAATCTCAGTTAGCTGACGAGTTGGAATCAAGCCAGCGTTATTTGAAGTGGTGTCATCTGCTGCCATAACATATTGGCGAGCTGCGTCATCACCGAGTTTAGCGCGAACGCTATTCTCTAGATATTTTGCCTTTGTAAATTCAAGGCGAGGTGCTGTGTAAAAGGCTGGGCGAGCTGCCTCAACCATATTTGCTTTGGCTGCTTCTACCGCTTCTTCAACGGCAGGAGCAGGAGCGGTAGTGTCAGACACTTGGTCTCCTTCGGTTGGTTTCTCTGAATCAGCGGTTGCCAAGTCAGAATCTTCTTTTGGTGCTTCATTCTCTGATGCTGCTACTTCGCTTACGCGAGCAGAATCAATTGCAGGATCAGTTACTAGAGATACCTCATCTAAAGTTGCTGAAGTAATCTGCATAACGCCCTTAACATTGGTCCATTCATTAATCTGAGCGCCTACGCTAAATCCATCGCGTAATCCTTCAGTTGCTTCAACTAGGGCATCTTCTCCAGCCATAGTATTGGCAATCTTAAAGGTGGCTTCAATTCCAGACTTTGTTACATTGTGCGCAACCATCTTGCCTATAGGGCGAGTGCGGTCGTGCTCTAGAAGAAGCTTCACTGGCTTCATTTCGATTGAATCTGCTGAGAATACTGTTGGGCCAACTGAAGTATTGCCTTGCTCATTCCAAGTCACAATAGTTCCAGTAATGGTTCTCTTAATAGTATCGGCAGCCGTTACTACCATTGGAATATTAACCTTCATTTGGTATTAAGTCCTCTTCTCGTTGAATCTGCTCAACGCTCATTGCGCCAATGCGGTTTAGAATTTCATAGACTTGCGCTCTCTCTAGCGCGTTACCGCGTAAGAAATCATCAAGGTCAAAGCGCGTCATTACTGGATTAGGTGTGAAGTCCGGCAATGATAAGCGTTCCTCAATCGCTTTGAGTATTGGGCGAAGTGAGAAATCTACTAATGAGCGCCGCTCGGACACAGCGTTTGAATAAGTCATCGAAGTCGTTTCGGCGCTCAAGAAGTAGGCAGGTATTCCACAGGCCCTTGCTAATTCTAAAGCCACATATTGACGGCCTTCTGCAAGCTGCATTGATTTAGGATCAAAGCCAAATTCTTTTAAATCTACATCAGCATTTAGAAATGCAGTAGAGCGAGATTGACGAGCGGATTTCCAAGCAGTAAGAAGTGATGAAATTCTTTCGGCAGTTAAATTAGTGCCATTTGATTTTAAAACCATACTTGGAGCAGGTTCTTTAGCATAATTAAGCGCTGCGTTTTCTAGATAAACTGCCGCAGCCACAGTTTTACCAGCGCGATGCAAGAATCCTTCATCGCCGCCATCGAATCGAATCAATGAGCCTACGCCTTGCATTGGGACGGACTTGCCATCAACCTTATATCCAGTAATTGTTATATTTAAATAATCTGTATCGACTGTAACGCGTTCTGGGCTAACGCGAGTCCAAGCTCTGACTCGACCGCCATCTGTTGCTGCATACATTTCTAGCACTTGGCCATAACCAGCACCATATAGCCAAATATCTTCAGCGAGCCAAGTATAAATTACGAATCCTGCAACTCGAGGGTCTGGCTGATTGATAACTCTATGAGGATCTACATACTCGCCAGTTAAACGATTAAATGTTGTTAAAGGTAATGAGCCAATTGTTGAGCAGATAATATTTCTAGCGCGAGCTACTGATGGAACGGACATAGCCAATGCGCGAGTTGTATTTGTTGAACCGCCAAGTATGTTATAAACGGAATCAGCAATTTGGACTGGTGTCATAGCAGCTTGGACATCAGTTACGATTCCGGGCTTACTTGCTTGCACCTGTGGAAATAGAAAATCTCTTATAGCACCCATTGCTTACATTGTAGGCGAGCGGACTTACACTATTTGGATATCTACGCCAGTTTCAGACTTGGTTGCGTAGTGTGTCGCTAAGGCTGAAGCAATTGCTCCGCAGATTGTCGTATTACTTACCTTGCGACCCATTACCCAGCCGCCGTCTCCAAAGGGTAGCTTGACGGCGGATAGGCATTGCTTTGTCAGCTCATCTTGTCCCGAGTGAGCCAACCGCTGAGATGAGATTGCTCCCAGTAACTCATCGCAGCTTTGTGCATAGTCAAGGCCATCTATCGGCTCAACCCTAATACCAGCAGGAGCTAATCGCGCAGCTACTGCCGAAGCGGTTCTGGCTGAATAGGCAACCAGCTGAACTGGATACTTTCGCACCCATTCTGCTACATCATTAGCCATTGCTTTATCATCCAGATTAGCGGGGTTATGCCAAGTCTGAAGAAGTATCACTTGGAACTTATCGCCCTCAAGTCTTTGGCTAGCAACTAGCGCCGCTTCTTTTCTACTAGGGCTTAGATCAATAGCCAACCAAGTATCAGATTCAGGGTTGAGTCGAAGTCCCTCAACTTTGCAACTCTCCCACTGAGACGGATTGATAACTGGGTTGATGGTATCGACCCATTGACATAAGACTTCTGTGCGCACAATATCTTCGGGGTCTGACAATACGGCGCGAATGTTATCTGGGTGAATAGTTATGCCTAGAGATGGATTAGCTTGGCACACACCTAGCCAGAAGGCTGGTGAGTTATCGAATTTAATGCCTTGCGGTGCTGACCATTCAAACCAACCAATATCATCACTGCCACCGAAGATAGCAGCCATCGCTCTTTCCCTAAGTTTATTTAGAACGATGCTGTGTTGATCCCCGGCATTGCTATAGACCCATATTTGAGGATTGGCTGAAGCCATTTGCGTATAACGCAAGGCAGACCAAACATCCTCATCTTTATACTCTCGGGCTTCGTCTAAATGTATCGTTTCAGGGGCTGCAATGCCTCTACCAGCTGAGTTATTGGCTCGGACGATATATCGGCGGCCTTCAGTAAATTGAAGTTCTTGAAATCCTTTACTTTCTAGCTTCTTAGTAAATTCAGCAGCTAGCCTAGGATTCTGCTCAATAATCGCATAAATTTTATAAAATAGCTCTGCTGAAGTAGTTAGTTTATGAGCCGTATGAACTTGCAGTTTTTCCTTTAATACATAAATTCTAAATAGGATTTGAAGCGCCATAAAGGTCGATTTACCTTGCTGACGAGCGCATAGCAAGGTTACTACTGGATGAGCCCATCGGCCATCAGGTTTGTATTTTAAAGTATGGTGAGCCAGCCATTGTTGCCAAGGCATTAATTCAAAGCCTATTTCCTCACAAAATTTAATCATTTGCTCGCCATAAGAGGGGTAATCATTGAGTTTAGTGTGGATTCGGGGTTCTGGCACACCTCGGTAAGTCGATTCGTCCCTAATTCGGACAATCTCACCCAATTCAGCCAGAGCAATCTCTTTCATTCTGAATAGTGCCTAGCCGAGCCATTTTCAGGGAAAATCTTCCCAATGGGGGTCGTGGGTCTGCCAGCGCGCTCAAAAAAGGTAGGGGTCATACGATCGCGCTTAGAACTATTGCATTGAGTGCAACAGGCCACCATATTAGAAGCTTCATCGGTTCCACCCTTGCTTATAGGTATTAAGTGATCAACTGTATTGGCTTCAAGCCCACAGTAATGGCAGGTGTTGTAGTCTCTTTGTAATACTTGCAGTCTAGTCCTCTGATAGTAGGTAGAGTTATAGCGTCTGCTCAATGCCAGCCCTTAGTCTCTAGGTGATGCAATGCAGCACAGGCATCATCGTATCTATGTCTTATGTATTTAATATGCACATCTATTTGCTTCTTAGGACTTAGCGTTCCATACCATTCAGATCGCATTTGACCAAGACCTCTATGAGAGCCATTACGAGCCTTTGGATTCCATCTACTCTCTTTATAAATTAACCAGTTATAACATTGAAACTCTTGCCAATCTAATTTGTTATAAGCATAAAGCTTTAAATTCATATCTGCTTTTGATGATTGTATAGATATAGCCTGTAAGGCCAGTAGCATCAGCGAAAGGCAATAGGCTGTCCTAACCTTCGCTGAAGGGCCAGCTATGCGCCCGCGCTTTGGCGTTATGGTAATCCCTCTGTCAAATATCTTACGCATTGACTTACTCCTTATCTCACTATATGGACAAGTTTTATTAGTATTTGCTATAAATCAACTCCATCAGGCATATCCATATGGTCATCTATATCTCTCCATATTGGGTATATGTCATCTTTCACTCTAACTCCCATATCTTCTTAAACTCTAACTGGCCTGATTGAAAGGCGTCTTTAAGCCTTTCCCTGCCATCACTATGGAACTTAGTCACTAGATAAGGCTCAGCTAGTGTGCCTTCTAGCCATTCAACTCTTTCACCATTTGGATCAATAACATCATCGCCATTGATATAGTGGAACTTCTCTAGTATCGCATCGCGAGATGATTCCCGGACTGTCTCAACTATCTCGCTAGATATATTGCTTTTTACCCATTTGACGAATTCGCGTTCATTCTTGACAACCCACTTAAACTTAGGCTTACTGGTAGTCACATAAGCAATCACATCATCACCATATTCAGCCTTTACTCTGTCTGCACCTATCTTGTCCATCTCTGTCTGTAGTGCAGCTCTTAGCCTATCCTTGGCCTTCTTAGCCTCATCAGCTATCAGACTCACCGCTGCTAGTTCTAGGCTCAGTTCTTTGATTCCCATCTTGCTCCCTTTTCTTTGCTCTATTTAACCTTACTTCTAAGCTGCTTACATTTATGCCACAATCTTTGGCAATAAACTCCTTATCAAAACCCCATTCCATTAGCTGACGGATATATCTAATAGAGTGGGGCTTTGCCATCGTCGTAGGGCCTTTCCATAGTTGCGTTGCCTGTCCAGTATTTTACGCTGATTTGTTCAAAACCAGCTGCTAATCGGCATACTCGACACTTACCCGATTTCATCTTCCAATTACCGCATTTATCGCATCGGGTTATGTCATCTTCTTTACTCGCTACGCGATCTGATGGATAGATGATGCGCTGAAGGAAGCATCGCTGACATTCAATCAACCATACTTCCTCAGGCGCTTCGGGTATATCACTAGTCTCATACCGATAAAGCTCAATATGCGGCGTTACTGCTAAGCAAGTTGAGCACTTAAATGGATGAGCGTCTTGCTTCATTTCTGAAAGACCCAATGCCCATCTGAACCAACTCTCATCCATTTGGCAGGATGACCGGACTTAGGCGTAGGACAAACCCAACCCCTATATTCCTTGCCTTCTTTGCTGCCTTGCTTAAGAATCATTGGCCCATCGCCACCAGCGCAAAGCGGTATTTCATCAATTATCTCTGCACCAAATTCTTTAGTTATCTGTGCAACATCCCAGACAATTGGCTCAGGATCATTAGGGCGCTGTTCTTTTATGAATTCCGCAAGAGCTGGCTTAGTCGTTTCAATTGCCTTCTTTGGGCTTTGTTTAGTCTTAGCGAAGTATCCAGCGAGGTTAAGTGCGCGTCCCAACGCTCCAGTTTCCGCAAGCTCGAGTGCATATTGCTTTGATTTAGACTCGCTGGATAAACCTGTAGTCCAAGGATGTAAGTCAGCTTCAGTCCGATATAACTCAGTTTTAATGATATAGACATCACAATTAGCCACAAGCGACTCCGCCAAGATATGAGTCTTGATTCTATAATCTGGATAAGCATTTATAAACTCCTTTAATCGGTCTTGAACACTTACATAATCATCTAGGTAATTGGACATCTAACTTCTCTCTCCCTGCGAAATCATTTATCGCATTTTCTAACTGTTCTTTCAATGAGTAAAATGTGCCATCTGGCCAATTCTGTGCATCATCGGCGCAAGGCTGGCAATAGAACCTAACCTGTGCCTTACGAAGCGGTGTCTCGCTTTGAACTTTCCAAACTGCCGGTGTTGTCGCTCTTAAATCCCAGCCATTCTTATTTTGTCCCCAGCGATATTTGCAGTAATCGCAGTATTGATTCGTATTATGATTGCGAGTCAGACTCAATGTCGTCCCAATCTTCTGGACTCGAAAATCGTAATCGACCCAAGATAGCGGAGTATCCAATGAGATCGAGATACGAATCTTCGCGCTCTGGACTTTCCACCATTCTTGAGAGTTTGGTCGCGATAGCAATAAGCGCCAAGTCAGCTGGGTCTCTGAGCTGAATACCGAGTGCTTTACTAATTTTGAAAATGCGTAATAGATTGTGCCTCGGGTCGCCATACTCGATGCCCCTGTCGAATAGTGTGTCTCCAGCACTTTCGAGCCATTCATTTAATGATTTCTGTGTATCGGACACTTGCTCTCCCTCTCTTATATCCTTCATTAAAGGCTTTAGCTTTGGCTGAACTCCAAAGAGCCCATAAGTAAAGGCCGAA